CTCTCAAGACGTTCTATAGGTGTAGGATTTATTGGTCTTGCACACTATCTTGCAAAGCAAGGTGTTAAGTATGAAGATCCTAAAGCATGGCAATTGACACATGATCTAGCAGAAGCATTTCAATACTATCTACTTAAATCATCTAACAAATTGGCACAAGAAAAAGGAGCATGTGGATATTTTGATTCAACTAAATATTCTGACGGTATTTTACCTATTGATACTTACAAAAAGGATGTAGATGAACTTGTACCAAACAAGTTGAATTATGATTGGGAGGAATTAAGAGAAGACATACTAGAGTATGGACTAAGACATAGCACACTGTCTGCACAGATGCCATCAGAATCTTCTTCAGTTGTTTCAAATGCTACTAATGGTATTGAACCACCAAGAGATCTTATCTCAACTAAGAAGTCTAAGAAAGGACCTCTTAAACAGATTGTACCACAGTATGCAACACTTAAAAATAACTATACGTTGCTCTGGGATATGCCTGGTAATACTGGATACATAAACATCGTTGCTGTGATGCAGAAATTCTTTGATCAAGCAATCTCTGGTAACTGGTCTTACAATCCACTTCAATATGAGAACTCTGAAGTTCCTACATCAGTGATGGCACAAGATCTATTAACAACCTTTAAATATGGTTGGAAAACATCTTATTATCAGAATACATATGATACCAAGTCTGACATAGACGAACCTACACATCCTATTGGTTGGAAGGATGATGTACCAGAAGATAATAATAAAGCGATATCCAATCTACTAGACGACATATTTGCAAACGAGGAGGAAGCTTGTGACAGCTGTGCTATCTAAAGACCCAAAAGGTATGACAGTATTCAACACAAACGCTGTTGATACTACTAAAGGAAAAATGTTTTTTGGTCCTCCATTAGGAGTACAAAGATATGATAAGTTTAAATATCCTATCTTTGATAGATTGACACAAACACAATTAGGTTTCTTTTGGAGACCAGAAGAGGTATCTTTACAAAAAGATAGAGGAGACTATCCACAATTAAATAATGCACAAAAACACATATTTACTAGCAATCTCAAATATCAAATCCTCCTTGACTCTGTTCAAGGTCGTGCTCCTGGCATGGCTTTTGCTCCATACTGTTCACTACCTGAGCTTGAAGGTTGCATGAACATATGGCAGACTATGGAGATGATTCATAGTAGATCATATACACATATTATTAAGAATGTATATCCTGATCCATCAGAGGTCTTTGATAAAATTCTTGATGATGAAAAGATTCTTGCTCGTGCAGAATCAGTTACAAAAGCATACGATGAGTTTATTAATTATGCACATGAGTATGATCAAAGTAACATGTGGAAAGAGGGTTGGAGAGAGCATCCTAATGCTGAATGGACACTGAGAGATCTTAAACGTAAACTTTATAGGGCAGTTGCTAATGTCTACATCCTTGAAGGAGTCAGATTCTACGTATCCTTCGCTTGTTCCTTCGCTTTTGGTGAACTTAAACTCTTGGAAGGATCTGCTAAAATCATTTCGCTTATTGCGAGGGACGAGTCACAACACATGACAGTTACACAGAACATTCTTAATAACTGGAAGAAGGGTGACGACCCAGATATGTTAGAGATTATTAAAGAGGAAGAGGAGAATGTATATAAAATGTTTACTGATTGTGTAGAAGAAGAAAAAGATTGGGCGAACTATCTATTTAAAGACGGATCTATTATTGGATTAAATGATAAACTCTTACATAATTATGTTGAGTGGACTGCTAATCGTAGGTTAAAATCAATAGGATTTAAACCTGTATTTGATACACCTATGGCAAACAATCCACTACCTTGGACAGCACACTGGTTATCTTCTAAAGGTATGCAAGTTGCACCACAGGAGACAGAGGTTGAGAGTTACATGGTAGGTAGTATCAAACAAGATGTAAAGAAAGATACCTTTGCAGGTTTTAAATTATGACAAAAGATTATGATGATAGTAATTGGAGGTCTGAATACATTGATTTATGTTCATGGCGATTAACCAATAGACAAGTTGAGTTGCTTGAGAAAGGACCACATAGTCTTTCTCAAGCTTGGTTAATAGGTGCAATGCATAATGATTGGAAAAAAATCAAAGGATATAAAGATAATTACCCAAAAGAAAATAAAGGTCAATGTCAATCATCTTTACAAGAATTTTTTGAGAGATATAAAGATCAGGGTATCTAACATAAATAACAATGAGGATTAAATTATGAAAAAGTGGCAAAAATTGATCAGGGAAATTACGAGAACGCCTGGACCTATCAGGGTTCAACTTTTTCTTCTGACGACATTAACAGCTTCTTCGGTTTTGTCTACAGGATTACAAATTTACAAACTGGCAAACAATACATCGGAAGAAAATATTTCTGGCAGAAACGTAAGCCTAGTGGTGGAAAAAGAAGGGTTACATCTGAGAGTAATTGGAAAAAGTACTACGGAAGTTCTGACGAACTTAAATCCGATGTTAAATTACTTGGAAGAGAATCATTCAAGAGAGAAATCCTCTCCCTCCATAAGTCCCTTGGCAAAGTAAACTACGAAGAAACGAAGCAATTATTTTTAAATAATGTATTACAAGAGACTCTAGAAGATGGGTCTCCAAAGTATTACAACAGTAACATTTTAGGACGTTACTATAAGAAAGATTATTTTACAGAACAATGATTAGAGTAAGATGCACTGCTTGTGGAAAGGAGTTGCAAGGACAGTCAAGTAGGATTGTTTGTTGTGGTTGTAGTAATATGACAACCATCAATGAGGATGTCATATCTGCAAACAATATGGATCTTGTTATTTTGTTACAAAACAATAAGAAAGTAAAAAAACAATCTCTTTTTTCCGAAGAAGATTTAAAATATCAAGAGGAAAGACGTAAAAGAAAAGTTAGAAAATTAACCTTTGAAGAAAGATGATTAATTTAGATGAGAAGTTCCAATCTTACATAGGATCTAAAACAAAAAGATTTAGAATTGATGGAGTTGACGAACCTCTTATTGGATATGGTTTTCATTGTGATGGAACTAACATCGTTGGTTACTGGGTTAACACCACTAACTATAAATTGTACTATAATATGAATGAGCAATTCCTAAAGATGGAACCTCTTAATGGAGAAAAATGAAAATTTTTTTAGATACCGCTGAAGTAGATCAGATTATTGATGGATACAAAACTGGATTGGTTGATGGGGTCACCACTAACCCTACTCTTATACTAAGATCTGGTAGAGATCAACAAGAAGTCATTGAAGAAATCTATCAAGCGTGTCCTAACTTAGAGTCTATCTCTGCTGAAGTAGTAGCAGATACTGCTGAAGAGATGATAGAACAGGCACAACCTTTCATTGATCTCAGTGATAATGTTACAATCAAAGTACCATGTACACGTGAGGGATTGAAAGCTTGTTACGAATTAAGTCACGAAGATATACTTACTAATGTAACTCTCGTGTTCTCAGTATCACAGGCAATACTTGCTGCTAAGGCAGGTGCATCATATGTTTCTCCTTTTGTAGGTAGAGTAGATGATAATTCTTTTGGGGGTCTATGCCTTGTAAAAGACATCGCTAATACATATAAAAGGCATGATGTTGAAACCCAAATTCTTGCTGCTTCTATTAGAAACGTCAGGGATGTAGGCAGAGCCTTTGAGTATGGTGCAAATGTATGCACTTTACCAGTTAAAGTCTTTGATAAAATGTATGATCATGTCCTAACCGAAAAAGGTTTAGAACTATTCAACAACGATTACCTAGCTGCTATAAAAGAAACATGAAAAATTTCACCGTATACTCTAAGGATGGATGTCCATACTGCCAACAGATTACAGAAGTACTAAGTCTATCAGGATTAAATTATGTTGAATATAAACTTGATGAACATTTTGATTATAAGTCATTTCATGAACAGTTTGGCACTTATGCTACCTTCCCACAAGTAGTATTAAACGGTGAGAATCTTGGTGGTTGTCAAGATTCAATAAGATACATGCAAGAAAAAGATATCTGTTGTAACGTATGATAGAACTAACAGAAGAAGAATTTAAGGGAGACCTAGACAAATATACTATACGTATAGAAAATGGAGAGGACTTCCTTATTAAAAAACCAAGTGGTGACAAATATATTGCTACTGACATAACTAAATTTCAAAACCCCTGTGACATATAACCATGAGTATTCGTAAACACATTGAAGCAGCAGATGATGCTCTTCGTTCAGCAATCATTGAAGCATTAGAAAAGAAAAGAGATGAACAACTTGATACAATGTTTGAAGCTCTCAGTAAGGTAAGGGAACTTATTCTTACTACTCCTATTAGGAGTGTTGACAATGTTGTTAGTTATTATAAGAACAAGGCAGAGTATGATTTTAATTTAGATCTTACTGAAGAAGATTACGGATATAAATTAAACGTAGATAACATGAATATCTTTACTAATAAGCATGGTAAAGACTTAGATAATTTAGACGGTCCTGAATAACTATAAATACTTCTAGCTTAGAAAAAGTATCTTTAGGACTAGGAGTATGTCAAAGTTACTGACAAATCAGATATCAAATTATAATGACAACGGACCTGTTGAAGCAAAGGAAGGTTTAAATGTTGCAAATGGCAAACCCTTTCAAGTTGATGGTGCAAATGGAACCAGTGGAGATTATTTAAAATCCACTGGTTCTTCTATTGAGTGGTCAACTTTTCCATCTATTCCTGCTGCTCAGGTTAATGTTGATTGGAATTCTAATAGTGGTGTAACACAGATACTTAACAAACCTACTCTTGCTACTGTTGCAACAACTGGATCTTATAATGATCTAATAAATCTACCAACAATACCTGCTGCACAACTACAATCTGATTGGAATCAAAGTAACTCAGCATCGTTAGATTTTATTAAGAATAAACCAACAATATTCTCTGGTAATTACTCTGATCTTTCTGGAAGACCATCAATACCAGCAACAATTAGTGACCTTTCTGATGTTAATCTTTCAAATCCAGTGCCTGATGGATCAGGTATAAAATGGGATTCTAGTACAAATAGATGGGTATCAGGTACTTTCGCTGGTAGTTCTTATACCAATAGTGATGTAGATAATCATTTGAATATTACTGGTGTTTCTGCTGGCAAGATTTTGAGTTGGAATGGTAGTGACTATGCATGGGTTGATGATCAAACAGGAGGAGGTGGAGGTGGAGGTAGTACAACTTTCACAGGACTTACAGATACTCCTGCTAACTTTACTAGTCAGGCAGGTAAGTACTTAAGAGTCAATGCAGGTGCTAATGCTCTTGAGTATGTTACTCTTCCTGTTGATCCTGATACAAATACAACTTACTCTCAATCATCAGTTGCTGATGGTAGTAATGTAAAGTTAAGGTTGACTGATTCTGGTTCAACTAATGATGATATTCTTTTAACAGCTGGGACTAATATAACTTTTAGTAGCGTAACTGCTAATGGATTTACTATTAATCATACAGGTAGTGCTGTTGCTTCTGTTGTTACAGATGACAATGCTCCAAATTCTCCTAGTGATGGAGACTTGTGGTGGAAGTCTGATGAAGGTAGACTTAAAGTTTATTATCAGGATGCTAATAGTTCACAGTGGGTTGATGCTAATCCACCATTACCACCACCATCAACCGTTGGTGGAACAATGACTGCTCATATTATCCCAGATACTAATGCAGCATACGATTTAGGTAATGCAGAGTATAAGATTAGGCATCTATTCTTATCTGACAATACTGTGTACTTTCAAGGAGATTTCCTTAAGGTAGCACAGCATAACTCAGGTGGATCTGCTCAATCAGCAAGTTATCTAATACCTCTTGCTAAGTTAAAGGATGCATTAAATGCTTCTGCTAACTATGAAGCATTTAAAGCAGCAATTCTCGCAATCACAGACGCATCATAAATACCAACGGAAGGAATATAAAAAATGGCAATAGATTTTCCCGCAACATCTGGACAGGCAACGGACGGTTCTTATACACACACCGCTTCTGGTATTACATGGGCATGGGATGGTACAACATGGAAAGCACAAGGTGTAACAGCTAGTTATGTTCTTCCTACAGCATCTGCAACAGTGCTTGGTGGTGTTAAAGTAGGTACAGGTTTAAGTATTAACTCTTCTACTGGTATATTAACCGCTACAGGAGGAGGTGGTGGATCTTATACAGATTCTGATGTAGATACTCATCTTAATACATCTACTGCTGCTGGTGGTGAGGTTCTAAGTTGGAATGCAACAACAAGTGACTATGACTGGGTAGCACAGTCAGGTGGTAGTGGAACTGGAACTCCAACAATTACATGGACTCTTACAGCAAATGGATCATCTGATTATATATTTTCTGGTGATGGATTTCCTACCCCTCAAAATGATCCTACTCTTTACCTCATAAGAGGTCAGACATATAAGTTTACGAATAACACTGGTGGACATCCATTTAGAATTCAATCTACAACTGCAACACCAGGTGGTGGTACACAATACAATAGTGGCGTAACAAATCAAGATGCTAGTGGTGCTTCAAACCAGACATTAACATTTGTTGTACCAATGGATGCACCTGATACATTGTACTATCAGTGTACAGCACATCCTGCAATGTTTGGAACTATTAATATCCTCACTCAAGGATCTAGTGGTGTTACTGGATTAGGTTCTAGGTCAGTAGTCTCTGCAACAACTGCACAACTTGCTGATAACGCTGCTGGTGATATAAGTATCACAGCATACAAATCTTACTCATTACTATCAATTAAACCATCAGTCGCAGCATGGGTAACATTATATGTTGATGCTGCTTCAAGAACTGCTGATGTAAACAGAGTTCAAGGTGCAGATCCTGCTCCTGATGCTGGTGTGATTGCTGAAGTAATTACTACAGCAGCTGCTACTGAAGTTAAAATGAGTCCAGGTGTACTTGGATGGCATCAGGATGGAGGTAATGATGCTGTTAATACTGTATTTTGTAAGGTAGTTAATAAAAGTGGTAGTCCTGCTACTATAGATGTAGAACTAAAGGTAGTACAACTGGAGGCTTAAATGGCAAAAATAACGGTTGACGTTGTATTGAATGATGGAGAAGATAGCACCACGTTTGGTGATAGTTTTTCTTCTAATGATAATGTAGATGTAAGAAACCCTATGGTTTCTAATCCTAGTTTAATAGGTTTAAATGTAGAAGAATCTTATTTTGATACGTTTAAGTTAGACTCTAGAATTAAAAAAGCACAGAGAGCAGATGAGTTCCCAATAGCTTCAACTGGAACTCCACCTGCATTTACCAATATGAATGGTAAACAAATTGTTGTTAGTACTAGTGCATGGGATGCTACTCAACCTGGTAGTAATTTTATTCCTGCACAATTTTATTATGATACTGATATAATACCTTCGCCACCATTAGCAGAACAGACCAATAGTTTTTTCTATGCTTTAAAAAATAATTCTTATTTTTCTATACAAACCAATAATTCTCTTGGAGTAACTCAGTATCAAAATAATCCAACTCTTGAAGTTTTAGAAGGTTGTACATTAAGATTACGTCCACCATCATTTTATTCCGCAGCAAAAGTTGTTAGTGTTACATCACCCTCAACTCCAACAACATATAATATAACAACAACCGCACCATCCACAGCATATTATACAATAAATGGAACTGATAGAAATGGTTCTGTTAGTGGTAACAATGCAGGAGTAACTATAAATGTTGGAGACACTATCAATTTTAACTTATCAGGTGTTAGTGGTATTCATCCATTTTATCTTAAAACTGTACAGGGATTTGGAGTTGCTAATCAGGTAAGTACACCAGCTGCTACTGGACAAGGTTCTACTGGTAATGGAACAGTATCATGGACACCAAATACAGCAGGTACATATTACTATCAATGTTCTAACCACGGTGGAATGAATGGAACTATCACAGTAGTAAGTGCAGGTGGTGGTTATGTGATAGATGTATCCGACAGAGTTTCGGTTGGTGATGGAAATCAAACTAATCCAACAATCAATATAGAAGTTGGTGATACTATAGCATTTTATAATGAAACAGCCTATGGTTCAGCACATCCACTTTATATTAAAACTTCTCCTACTACAGGAACTGGTGACCAAGTAACAACAGGAACTGCTAGTGGACAAGGTGGTGTAGCAACTGTTCCTTACGCAATGTGGACTGACTGGGATACTTCAACAACACAAGGTGGTACACCAGTAACACCAGGAACCTATTACTATCAGTCTAGTGCTAGTCTTGGTGTTGGAGGTGAGATAATAGTTCATGCAGCTGGAACTCTCTCTAATGAACCAATATATGTTTGTACTTCAGCCGCAAATCCTACAGGTACTCAGGTTAGTAATTCTACACCTAACCTCAGTAATGTTACTAACCAAGGAACTACAGACTCTAACAATTATTTGACAGTTACTTTTGGAGCAGGATCAACTGGAACATATTATTATCAGTCTTCTAATAATTCTAGTTATGGCGGTACAATTAATGTAACAAAGAGTGATAAGAATAGTCTTGGTGTACGAACTGATGCAACTTATTTACCTGATATAAACAATTCGTATTCGGGTGTAGATTATAGTAGTCAATGGACTGGTAAGCATGTAGATATTGTTACTATGGAAGTTGGTGGTGCTTGGGCTCCTGCTAACTATCATGTAAATCATCCAGACTTTGATAGTTTAACTAATTCTGGAACTAGTAGATTTACTCCAATGGATTGGCCAGGATTAAGTGATGCAGGAAACCTTCAAGTATCAGATGGCACTAAAATAATGACTGATCATGGTGCTGGTGTTTTAAGTGCTGCTGCTGGTACGATATGTGGATTTGCTAAACATGCAAATTTATATCAGATGACAAGTTATGGATCTGATGATTTTGCTGACATGTATGATAGTTTACTAACATGGCATAATGCAAAATCAGTTAATCCTACAACAGGTAAAAAGAATCCTACCATAGCAATTGGAGAAGTGCAGTGGGGAACTTGGTGGAATTCATGTTATAAAATATCAGAGATCAGTTCAATTCAAGAGTATATAAATGGGACTTGGACTGATGTTGTTACAAGACCTTCTGGAGGATGGGGTCAAGTCGGTAGTGATGTGACTGCTTTTGTTGATAGAGGTATGATACCTAGACAAATCAAAGATCCAGATACTAATGAGTATCATTGGGTTATTGGTGTACCAGATCCAGTTGAATACAATGCTTTAAATGTAACAATGGATGCTTGTAACGCTGCTGGCATTCATATGATTAATGCATCATCAAATCAAGGTCAAACATTTGTTAAGAATGATGATAGCAAATATGGTTCTAATGGTGAAAGATTTTTAGTTGATGCCAATGCTACTGTTTATAGTATTGGTTATGGATCGGGAAGCACTTGGCAAGTAACAATTGGCAAGGGCAGTGTTCCTCTTGGAAGTCCAGAATATCCTTGGTATAATTATGGTACACATGGAAAATCTTATGGAATAGATGTAGCTGCTGGACAAAACTCAGAGGAGTGGTCTGTATTAGATGATTATACATGTAGAGGACCAGGTGTTGATATTGTTGGTATGGGTGCTAATACATTTACTTCATACCCTGATACTACATTTGGTGGAGGATATAAATGGGGTATGTTTAGTGGCACAAGTTGTGCAACACCAACAGTAGTAGGTAAAGCAGCTTGTGAAATAGAAAAATATTTTACATATAATAATGAGTACCCAACACCTACACAATTAAAAGAAATACTTTGTCAACAAAAATATTTTTATGGTCATCGCTCTGATGATACATATCAAAGAAAACATATTCTTCTTAGTGATTCTTTTATAAGATCTTTAACACCACATGCTGGAACAGCAAATCAAAATGGTACGTTCAATTGGTCAAGTCTTCCTGTTCCACAAACAGGTACATTTTCTTATAGTCACTTCTATGGCACTGTTGGTTTATGTCAAATACGTGAAGGACAATATATAAATGGTGGTATTAATTTTGTTGAACTTGCAGGAACCACTAGACAAAAAGCAAATCTAAATGTTAAAGGATTTGATAGAAGTCAAACTAGAGGACCAAGACCTCTATCAGGTGGAGTATATCCAAGACCTAAAATTGGTAGACATAATCAATTACCTTTCTTAAAATAAAATGCAAACTGCTACTTCATATATCGTAGATCAAGATGGTACGATTTTTAACCAAGATGGTGAATTAATAATAATAACAAAAGGGTTTCCAACAGCTTGTGACATGGTTAAATCTTATATAACCAATGCAAGATCAAAAAATTATAAGGAACAGTGGGTCGTGATGGGTAAAACAATTTCTTACATAGTTGTATAAATATTACAGCAAATAAAATATTATGGCAGAAACAAAGAAAGTTGCTGAGGAGAAACCAAAAAATATTCTTGGTAAAATAAAAGAAAGTATTGATGATAAAGAAGAACAACTCGCTTTTCTATCTACAATCGTCAGACTTGCTGTTCTTGTGTGGTCCGCAGGAATTTTAACTTTGGCGTACGTTAAGTTGCCAGCAGCATTTAAC